GCAGGTTATTAGAAAATAAACAAGTTTGGAAACAAACATTAAATGCCATGAATGGCAAGAAAGTAAAAGAGTAAAGTATGAGTAAGCGTCCCGTTAATTTAGAAACTAGATTACCAAAAGGTTTACAGCCTTCTATAGAAAATAATGAATTAATTATTAATAGATTTTTAAAAGCTTGCAGTAAAGAATCTCTTACGCAATATCTTTACGATAATTGCTCTTATACAAAGCGCTTTGATAAGCCAAGTGTTTTAGAACGTCAAAGAAAATTACAATACAAGCGAAATGCTCAAAAAGCTAATTTAGATACTTTAGCAGAAATTAATAATGAAACAGCTAAAAAGAAAAAGAAAAAAATCGCTAAACGTGCGGAAACAGCACAATAATTGTCATTTTGGTTTAAATAATACTATTTAAATAAAAAGTATTAGTCTTTTCCTGCACACAGGAGATTTTTTAATGTCATCTGATTTGTTACAACAAGCGATTATTGATGCTGCTGCCCTAAAAGAAGTAGCTATAAAAAATGCACAAAATGCATTAATAGAAAAATATAGTCATGAATTTAATAACACAGTTCAAAAACTATTAGAACAAGAGGAAGTAGCTACTCAGCCAGCAACACTAAATGCTACTCCACCCCCAACTACCGATGTTTCCCCTGCCGGTGGAGGGTCAACTCCTGAACAAGAAACTCCTGATTTATCAGCAGCTGCATTAGATCCTACGTCTTCTAATGGTGTTTCTGGTTTAGAAAATAATAAAGATAGTGCTTTTTCTAAAGTACCTGATTCTTTTTCTGACAGTGATGAAGACGAAATGATTACAATTAATTTTGATCAAATTCGTTCTACCTTAAATGAAATGTTAGGTTATCAAGAAGAAGCTAGCGATTTATTAAGTCAAAATCCTGATAGCGATGCTTTAGCAGCAGGAGCTGCTGATCCGACAGTTGATGGTTCGGGGGAAAAAGAAAGAGTTGATGTAGTTATTAAAATAAACGACGAAGAAGAATTAGAAGAAATAACCGACAGCGACTCCCCTCCTCAATTAGAGGAAATTGAATTAGAAGAAGATGCAGCTGCTATTGCCACTAGAGAGGCAGCTGGTTATCAGCTACTAGGAGATGCCGCTAAACAACGAGCTGCTGATGCTCGTAAAACAGGAAAAGAACAAACAATATCCACCATGGAACCAAATTTGGAAGAAGAAGTAGAATTAACAGAAGAAGAGCTAGCAGAATTAGAAGAGTCTCTTCGTATTGATCTAAAAGTAGGAAATTTAAGTGACGGTTACATGGGTTCAACAGAAACGCAAAAACGTGAACAACGAAATGTAGAATTGGCAGCTGCCCGTGATGAAAAGGCAACCGAAGAACGTGCTGCCGAATTAGAAAAAATGAAAGATTTAATGCAAGAAAATAAAAAGCTAAAATCTTTAAACAGTGATGCACTACAATCATTATCAGCATTAAAAGAACAGCTTGAAAAGATGAATCTAATTAATGCAAAACTTTTATACACTAATAAAGCTCTAGGAAATATCTCCTTGAATGAGCGACAAAAAAATCAAATTGTCGAATCACTTTCTAAAGCAGATAGTGTATTAGAGGCGAAAACAATCTATGAAACGCTTCAAAATGCGGTAGAAAACATGAGCAAGGACAAAGAAGCCCCTCAATCTCTCCGCGAAACATTAAATAGAGCTGCTACGCCATTTGCAGTAAAAAAGTCTGCCAATAATTCAATAAACGATTTAATGGCTGACAGAATGAAGGCCCTAGCGGGTATTAAAAAATAACTATCTTAAGGAGATATAAAAATGAGTAACGTATTAGAACGTTTGACAGAAGGTTCTGTCGAACGCAACATGTTAGTAGAAACACAAGCAGTAGTAGGTAAGTGGGAAAAGTCTGGTCTTTTGGAAGGTTTAAAGTCAGAACGTGAACGCAGCACAATGGCAGTATTATTAGAAAACCAAGCTAAAGAATTACTCCGCGAAGCTAACACAATGTCTTCTGGTGACGTACAAGGCTTTGCAGCAGTGGCATTCCCTATCGTTCGCCGTGTATTCGCTGGCTTAATTGCTAACGATCTCGTAAGCGTACAACCAATGAGCTTACCATCAGGACTTGTATTCTTCATGGATTTCAAGCGTGGTACAGCAGTAGGTAACGTAGGCGACCGCGTATTTGAAACAGGTTCTTCCTTCTTTGGTGATCGTCTTGGTGTAGAAATCACTGGTGGTGTTCGCTTAGACGGCGCACAAACAGAAAAGGGTTTCTACAATTTAGCAAATGGTTATAACACTTCACGTTATCACACATTCGTACCAACTGCTAGTGTAGTTCAATTAACAGCATTTGCTCTTTCTGGTTCTTCTGACTTACAAAAGGGATTAATTCGTTGGGATCCAGATTTATTAGATACTGTAACATATGCATCCGCTTCTGTATTACGTGTTGCTCTTAGTGATCTTTCACAAAGTGCATTATTGGCAGAAAAAGATGTATTCGCTGTTTCTCTTGCACAAGCAGCAGCAGACGGCGGGGCAGCTGTAAATGATGCCACCGGTTCTGCCATGGCAAGCGGCGCTGTTGTAGTACGTAGATTGACTGACGTAGTAACTGGTAAGGGCGTATTACCACAAGGTGACGTATCTGGTACTAAGTACTTGCAATTAGTAATTGCAACTCCAAGTGCAACCTCTGCCAAGGCAACAGTATTAAGCGGTTCACATGCATTACTTTCCTACCCAATTAAAGATAATTTGGTAGGCGTAGGTAATCATGCCCTTGGTGCTCTTAAGGCTGATTTACCATGGACTTTTGAAAATTCTTCTGAAATTCCAGAAGTTGAATTAAAGGTTGACAGCTTCTCTATCACTGCTCGTACCCGTAAGCTCAAGGCAGCATGGACCCCAGAATTAGGTCAAGATTTAAATGCTTACCACAACCTCGATGCAGAAGTTGAATTAACAAGCATTCTTTCTGAACAAATCGGTCTTGAAATCGATCAAGAAATCTTGAACGATCTAGTTAAGGGTGCAACAGCAGGTGTTAAGTATTGGAGCCGTCGTCCCGGTAAGTTCGTAAATCGTTCAACCGGTGTAGCATTACAAGATCAAAACAATGCTGTAGCTCCTCCAGACTTCACTGGTAACGTATCAATGTGGTACGAAACACTCGTTGAAACAATCAACGATGTATCAGCACTCATTCACCGTAAGACACTTCGCGGTGGTGCAAACTTCCTTGTTTGCTCACCAGAAGTTGCTAACGTTCTTGAATTCACCAGCGGCTTCCGCGCTTCTGTAACAAACGATGCAGAAAAGGGCACCGTAGGTGCAGTAAAGGTAGGTGATTTAAATAAGAAGTGGGATATCATTGTTCACCCATATTTCCTCCGCAACGTAATTCTTGTTGGTCGTAAGGGTGGAAGCTTCTTAGAAAGCGGTTACGTATATGCACCATACGTACCACTACAAAGCACACCAACCATCTTCGATCCAAACACCTTCTCACCTCGTAAGGCAGTATTAACACGTTATGGTAAGGCAATGGTTCGCCCAGACATGTACGGCTTGGTAGTTGTAGAAGACTTAGAAGGTTAATAATTAAAAGAGGTTAAAATCTTTGCCCCGCTACTGAAAGGTAGTGGGGTTTTTTATTTGTGAAGAAAGAGCATAATTAAAACTATTTACTATACTATTTCCGAGGAATAAATAATGGCAATTCCTAATTTTTCACCTGTTTCACAAATGAGCAAAGTTATATTACCTCCAACTGGTAATACAGAAAATGTTTCTTTACAAACTTTACCTTTTGGTGTTTATGTATCTACCGATTATTGGGATGAACAACAAATAGCTGCGTATAAAACCGGTTCTGTTGAACAAGTAGCATTTACATATAAAAAGCTTGGCGGTGATGTATTAGATATAGAATTAGTTGAAACACAAATTCATTCTGCCTATGAAGAAGCGTGCTTGGAATATTCATATATTATAAATTTGCATCAGGCAAAAAATTCATTACCTTTTTTCTTAGGACAAGAGACTGGTTCTTTTAACAGTGATGGACAGTTAACGGGTGATAACGCAGAAAAATTAGCCAATGCCTCGTTGGCATTTCCAAAAATGCAATTTACATATGCTAAAAATATATCTTTAGCAGTAAACAATATGGTTGGTGTTAATGGAGATGAACCGATATATTCTGCTTCCTTTGACATTACAGCTGGTACTCAAGATTATGATTTACAAAATATAGTTTCTGCATCAGCTGCCGCAAAAGGTTGGAAAGTTGACGGAAAAAGAATTAATATAATGAAAGTATATTATAAAACTGCTGCTGCTTCTTGGAATTTCTATGGTTATTTTGGTGGTCTTAATGTTGTTGGAAACTTATCTACATATGGTCAATATGCCGATGACAGTACGTTTGAAATAATACCAGCTTGGCAAAATAAGTTACAAGCGATGGCATATGAAGATGCAATTAAAACACGGGTTAGTCATTGGTCTTATCAATTACGTAACAATATATTAAGATTGTTCCCTGTTCCAAATTCTTCTTCTCCTTTAAAATTCTGGTTTGATTTTACCGTAGGATCAAATGCTTGGGAACAAACAACATTATCTGGAAGTGATAATAACGCATCTAGTGCCGTTGGTGGCGTTAATAACGTTAATAGCTTACCGTTCCAAAATTTACCATATGATAAAATAAATAGCATGGGAAAACAATGGATTCGTCGTTTTGCTTTGGCTACTGCAAAAGAAATGTTAGGACATATACGTAGCAAGTTTGATAAAGTTCCAATTCCGGGTGATTCAGTAACTTTAAATGGTGACAAATTAATAAGTGAAGGAAAAGAGGAAAAAGATAAGTTACGTGAAGAATTAAAAACTCAATTAACTGAAATGACATATGTTAAAGTTGGTGAAGACGGAGCAAAGATGATGGAAGATACCTCTAAGACACAACAATTTATTCCAAATCTTATTTTTGTAGGATAATTAAATGGCTCGTAAAAAGAAAACAAAAGACAGTTTAGCATCTAATATCGCTAAACAGCCAGAAGCTCCACCACCACCTCTTTTTCTTGGCGAAAAAGAACGTAATTTAGTTAAACAAATAAATGATGAAGTAATAGAAAGAATCATTGGACAAACAATAGTTTATTATCCAATAAGCAGAGAACATACAAATTATCATCCAATATATGGTGAAGCAGTACAAAAATCTTTTCTTTCTCCAATAGAAATTCAGGCTATGGTTGAATGGGAAGGAAGCAAAACAGAAACAAAAGTTTTTGGTATTGATCGTGTTACTAATATTACTGTTAAATTTCATCGTAGACGTTTAACAGAAGATAAAGATCTATATGTTCGTGAAGGTGATTTTGTTCTTTACGGTGATACTTTTTATGAAATAGTTACCATTGCAGAAACAAAAAATTTATTCGGACAAATAGATTATAAATTTGATATTGTCGCTAAGTGTATTAAAGCACGCGAAGGTGTGTTTAATTCCAAATAAAAGTAACAATTATAGTATTTTGCAAAATAGAACTACTATTTATATTAAGTCAAAAAGACTATAAATTTTATTGTTTTAACTCCCAAAGGAGAATCAGATAATGTCAGTTTCTAAGTTTAGATTTGTAAGCCCCGGTGTATTTGTCAATGAAATCGACAATTCACAATTACCAAGATTACCAGAAGAAATAGGACCAGTTATTATTGGTCGTTCATTGCGTGGACCCATGATGCGTCCTGTAAGAGTAGAAAGTTTTTCTGATTTCGTAGAAGTGTTTGGCGAACCAGTAGCCGGTGGTAAGAGTGGTGACGTTTGGAGAAGTGGCAATAGAACAACTCCCACTTATGCTGCTTATGCGGCACAAGCTTATTTAAGAAACTCTTCTCCTGTAACTTTCGTTCGTCTAGGTGGATATCAACATTTAGCAGAAGAAGCAATTGGTGGTAAAGCTGGTTGGGATACAACTCATGCCTATGGCTTATTTATTGCTCCTGCTACTTCTGATGGTACAAATATTACTAAAGTTGGCGGACTTAATAATAAAGCTGCCTTAGCTGCTATTATTTATTCTTTTGGTACCGTTGGTTTGGTTGGTAGAAATCTAGATTCTAATACTTCTTTAGCTAATCCCGTTCTTGCTACTTGGCTAAAAGCAGATGATACTTATGCCGAAACAAGAGTAGTTATTAATGGAATTACCTCTAGTGTCAATTTTAATGAAAATTCAAAACAAAAATATATTCGAAATGTATTAAATACTAATCCAACTGCTTATGACTCAAGAAAATATTTCCTTGGGGAAACATATACTACTTGGGTTAAGCAATGTTTAGGTATCGGTAACATTAAAATTGGAGAAGCTAGATTAAAAAATGGCCCCAGTGAGACAAACACTATGGCTGTAATTTTATTAAAATTATCTGGTTTTGAAAATCAAAAACAAAATGCTAAAGATGCATCTACTGGTTGGATTGTTTCTCAACATTTAGGTGTAACAAGTTCTTTTAAACCTGATCCTACTCAAAAAAATCAATACACAGAATTACAAAACTTATTTAAAGTTGTTAGCTTAACTGAAGGAGAATGGTCAAGCTTAAACTTAAAAATTGCAATCGAAGAAATTAAATTACCGGCTAATGAATATACAAAATATGGAACATTTACTCTTTCAATAAGAAAAGCTTCCGACGATGAAATCCGTCCAGAATATCTTGAAAGATATACTGGTTTAAATCTTGATCCATCTTCTGAAAATTATATTGCTAAAAGAATTGGTGATAAATATACAGAATGGAGTTATGAAAAACAAGCCTTTGAAGAATATGGAACATACAATAATAATTCTAAATTCATTCGTATTGAAATGGATCCAACTTTAGATTCTGGTAAGGCTGAACCTTCATTATTACCTTTTGGTTTTTACGGACCCACGGAATATGAAAACGTGTATGTAACTGGCTCTGGAACAACAGGAAAGCCTTTAGCGACATATTTAGACCTTCCACAAAATGTCATTACTTCCAGTGGCACTGAATACACGGCCAGTTTTGCTTTGCCGGTAATACCTTTATTAGACTATAAAACAAATTCTTATGCTTCTTCTTTAGCGGGTTTAGAATGGGGTGTAAAAACAACTTTGCCAAATTCTAGAAAGACTAATGAAGATTATGTTGATTATGTTCGTTCTAAATCAGCAGGTTTTTCAGAAACTAACGGAGTCTACCAATATTTGTTTTCTTTAGATGATATTAGCGCGTCAGTTGATAACTCTGGAAAATTTATAGAAGCTTCTGGTGCTTTCTGGAACACCACTACGTCTGGATATTCAACTACTACTGGTTATAGATTTCAAGGTAAATCTGTAACTGCCACAAAAGGAATAGATACACTATTATCTAAATTTAATAAGTTTATTGTTCCGATGTACGATGGATTTGATGGTTTAGATATAACTAAAAAAGAACCATTTGCCAATGAATTATTATCAACTGGCGACCATACAGATAATTATGCTTATAATAGCATTAAAGTAGCTATTGAAAGTATTGCAGACCCAGAAGTTGTAGAAATGAATCTAGCTGCTATGCCCGGTATTACTAATAACGGCTTAAATAGTCAGCTTATTGAAAAATGTGAATTACGTGGTGATGCATTGGCAATAGTAGATATCGAAGGCGATTATAACCCAGAAAAAGAAGCACCAAAAGATAGAAAGCCAATCATAAATACAGCCGTATCTAATGTAAAAAAGTATATGAATACAAGCTACGGTTGCACATTCTTCCCATGGGTATTAGTTAAAGATATAATTAATAATAACAAAGTTTGGGTTCCCCCCTCTGTAGTAGCTTTGGGTACTTTCTCTTCTTCTCAAAGAAAGACAGAACTATGGTTTGCACCAGCTGGCTTTAATCGCGGTGGATTAACAGATGGTGCAGCTGGCTTGCCAGTATTACAAACAGCACTTAGATTAAGCTCTAAAGACCGCGATACACTATATGAAGCTAATATCAATCCAATCGCTTCATTCCCAGCAGAAGGAATTGTAATCTTTGGTCAAAAGACATTACAAGTAACTCCAAGTGCATTAGACCGTATTAACGTTCGTCGCTTGATGATTTACTTGAAGAAAGAAATTAGCCGTATGGCAAAGACTGTATTGTTTGATCCAAACATTGAAATCACTTGGAAACGCTTCCTTGATCAAGCAAATCCGTTCCTTGCCAGCGTTCAATCTAGATTTGGTCTATCTGAATACCGTGTATTACTAGACAACACTACAACTACACCAGATTTAGTAGACCGTAATATAGTATATGCTAAGATTTTATTGAAGCCAACCCGTGCAATTGAATTTATCGCTCTTGACTTCGTAATTTCTAATACCGGTGCAAGTTTCGCTGATTAAAAAGTAAATATTTATTCTGGTGACTATATATTATTGTAGTCACCAGATATTAGGAGATAAAACAAATGTCATTTTGGAGTGTCGTTGGTCCCGAACCAAAAAGAAATCATAGATGGTACGTTGTATTTACAGGCGCAGGAATTTCTGGCTTACAATATGCTTTAAAAAAGGTTGAAAAACCAAAAGCTAAAGTTGGTGAAATAACTCACAAATATTTAAACCATAGCTTTTATTATCCCGGTCGTCTTGAATGGGAAGCGATTCAAATGACATTTGCTTCTATTACACAACCAGATGCTACTGAAGTGGTTAATAATTTATTATTAGATGCCGGTTACGGAGTTCCGAGAGATGTTAATTCTCCTAATCAAGTAGCGACAATCGGCAAAAATAAATTTGCAGGAGCCATTGGTCGTACTATAGATATTAAACAAGTTAATGCTGATGGTCAAGTTATAGAAAGATGGGTATTAAACAATCCATTTTTTACAAACGTAACATTTGGTTCTCTTGATTATGCTAACGAAGATATAGTAGAAATTGTTTGTACTGTTAGATATGATTGGGCGCAGTTAGCAAATCCTGCTACCGCATTAGTTGCCAACGAACCAGATGATTCAGCTGTAAATCCTGATTTCCCTGTACCTTCTCCATAACTATAATATATAATTTATATACCACCATTATGTCATTTTGGACTGATATTACTCTCAAAGAACCAATGCGGCAAAACCGGTGGTATATTTTATTTGGCGATGCCGAATTAGACGCTTATAGGTTTGCTTTAAAGGAATGCTCAAAACCAGAATATAATATAGATACTGTGCCTCTTCTTTTATTAAATCAAACTTTTAATTATCCTAAAAATGTCGTTTGGAAACCAATAACTGTAAAAATGGTTTCTGCTATGGGTAGGTCTGATAAAATTGAACCATTTTCATCTAAAAAAACACTTTTTGGTGTTATTAAAGATAATTATGGCAATGACTCAACTGTTTCTAGGCAACAAGATTTTGAAGGAGGAACAGTAGCTACTCTAAGAGAAAATGTAACTTCATTTACTTCTGAATATTTTTTTCAATCTTTAGCTAGTACTATGAATGATCTTTTATATTCTACTGGTCATAACTCACCAAGATTAGGGTATAGTGTGGCTAAAAGAAATTCTTGTTTAGGTATTCAATTAATTCAAGTTGATTCTAATGGTAATACAATAGAAACATGGAAATTAACTAACTCATTTATATCTAACGTTAATTATGGAACTCTTTCTTACGCTAGTGATGAATTTGTTGATATAAGTTTTACAATAACATATGATAATGCCTCTCTATCCACTGTAAGCCCAAGCAAATTTGATGAAAAAGATGTTAAATTTGGCTATCAAACACAAGATGAGAAAAGAAAATTAAGAGAAGGATATTCTGGAAGAGAAGTGCAGACGCCATTTGGTTATAATGGTGGCGATCAAACGCTCTGGGCCGGTTCTCCCGGTTTACCGCAAACTGAAGAATAATTTTTATTTAACATATTTTTATATACAGTTATAATTACTTAAGAAAGCGTAGGTTATACATGCGTAACAATTTAGATCGTTTAGCAGGAAGCGTAGGAGCACAAACTCTTCGCCAAGATTCAGATTTTCCACAACAATTAGAACAAGCAGAAAACACTACAGTAGGTAACGGTTCTCCACTTAGCTTTATAGTTCCAACCGAATTTGTCTCTTTGCCATCAAAAGGAAAATTTTATGCTGTAAATCATCCTTTGCGGGATAAAGATACACTTGAAATAAAGCAAATGACTGCAAAAGAAGAAGATATTCTTACTTCACGAAATCTATTAAAAAAGGGGGTGGCATTAGATAAATTGATTCAATCTTTAGTAGTAGATAAACGAATAAATACCGATTCTTTAACTGCCGAAGATCGTGGAGCGATTATTTTAGCTGCTAGAATATCTGCTTATGGTTCTGAGTATTCTACTGTAGTTACTTGTCCATCTTGCATGCAAAAAGGAAAAAGCTCATTTGACCTTTTAGAGAAATTAGACTCAGAGAATGAGCAAGAACCTGTTTCTGTAGATGAAAATGGTTTTTTCAGCGTTCTACTTCCAAAAACAAAATGGAATTTAAAGTGTAGAGCAATCACTGGAAGAGAAGAAAAACATTTATTAAAGCTTTCCGAAACCAAGAAAACTGGCCTTGAAGGCGATTCTTTATTAATGGAACAATTAAAATTAATTGTTGTTTCTATTAATGATGTTACGGATAGACCAACAGTTGAAAATGCTATTTCCGCCATGCCAGCAGGTGATTCTAAATATTTGCGTAATATGCATCAAAATTTAGTTAGAGGTATAGATATGCGTCATTCTTATACTTGCAAAAGTTGTGAATTTGAAGGGGAATTGGAGGTACCGCTGACGGTAGACTTTTTTTGGTTTAAGTAATGAATATCAACAAAATGTTTATGAACAATTTTTTTATTTAAAATATTATGGTGGTTTTTCTCTTTTTGAGAGTTATAACCTACCAGTTGGTTTAAGAAAATGGTTTGTTGAAAAATTACTAGAGCAATTAAAAGCCGAAGCGGATTCCTTTAAAAAGAAGTAATTATTGAGCGAGAAACAAAGTTTTCTCGCTCTTTTTATTTGTGAACTATTTATTTGTAAACAGGAAATATAAATTATGGCTGATGAGAAAACACCAGAAACCAGTGATCAAATAAAAGAGATTGAAGAAAAAATAGTAAAAGCTAAACAGGCTTATCTAGTAGCAGCAAAAGATCTAAAGCCAATATATTTAGAAGAATTACGTGTTTTAAATGACAGCTTAAGAATCGAGCAAGCACGTTTAGATTTAGCCAAAGAAACTCGTCAATTAAAAGAAAAACAATTAAAGGATATAGAAAAAGAATTAGGCATTTTAGGAGAGATACTCAAAGCAGAAACTGATTCCGAAAGAGTAAAAAAGGCTCAATATGAATATACTTTATTAGACTATAAATATTTAAATCTTAAAAAGGAACTTGGGCAACAATTATCCGAAGATGAGGAAAAAAGATTAAAAGATGCCGATGAATTAATAAAAAGATATAGAGTTCAAACTGCCGAGTTAGAAAGACAAAAAGAGGCTCAACAAAAAATAAAACAAACATGGGATACTATTGAAAATGCCCTATCTGCTATTTCTGGGGGTTATACTAAGCAAATAACTCAAATGCGTTCAATGCAAGGTATAGCTGCCGGTATTGGCTCTCTAGTTAAAGAAATGGTTGAAACAAATGAATCCTTAGCAAAAGCAACGGGCAAGGTTGGATTAATTAATAAAGAATCTTTTTCAGGTGTTGAAAAATATGCTATTGGTTATAGAGAGATGGGCAAAGCTACTGCCGCTCTTTTTGAAAATATGTCTAGATTTTCTGCTTTAAGCGCTCCAGCGCAAAAAGATTTAGCTCAACATGCTGCCAAAATGGAAAATCTAGGTGTTAGTGCCGAAATGACAGGTAAATTATTTAATGATTTATCTAGATCATTAGGGATGAATGACAAGCAACTTAAGGAGTTAAGTGATAGAATAACAACCGTTGCTATTGGATTAGGAATTTCCGCATCAAAAGCATTTAAAGATTTTAGTGCTACTCTTCCCGCTTTGGCTAGTCATGGCATGAAATCAAAAGAAGTATTTTTTGATTTACAAAAACAATCAAAAGCTCTTGGAATTGAGATGACTACGCTGTTAGGTATTATCGGTGAAGGATTTGATACGTTTGAAGGAGCAGCCGATAAGGCAGGAAAATTAAATGCTATATTAGGTGGAACTTATTTAAATAGCGTAGAAATGCTGAATGCTACTGAAAGTGAGCGTGTTGATTTATTAAAACAAGCTTTCGAAGCATCAGGAAAAAATTGGGATTCGTTAGATAGATTTGAGAAAAAAGCTATTGCTGCTTCTCTTGGAATAAAAGATGTTAACGAAGCTAGCAAATTATTTAAAGAACTTTCAATAGAAGATCAAAAAGCTATGGAAGCACAAGCAGCAACGCAAAAAGAACTAGAAGATGCACAAATGAAAGTTGCTTCTACCACAAGGCAATTAGAATTAGCGTTCAGTAAATTAGCAATTGCCGCTGAACCACTAGCAAAAGCAATAAAATGGATAGCTGAATTATTGTCTGAATCTCCCGGTTGGACAACGGCAATTGCTGTTGTTATAGCTATAGCTTTTTCTTTTGCTAAGTTTACTCAATTTCTTGCAACTACAAGATTAGCTTTAATGCTTTTATCAAGAACTGCTATCACTTCTAGTGTTGAATTGGCTGCCGAAGCTCCCGTAGTATCAGCAGCAATAACAGAAATTGGCGGCGCTGCTACCTTATCAGCTGGTGGTTTAATGGCTCTTGGATTCGTTTTCTTATCAATCGGTGGTGCAATAGCATTAGCTGGTTGGGGTATCGCTCAGATAGTTCTTGCATTTGCTGGTTTAAAAGAGAATGGTTGGGCAGCTGCCACAGCAGTTATAGCTTTTAGTGCTGCTTTTGCCATCGCTACTTATGTAATAGTTAGTGCCGCTGTACCATTAGCAGCTGCAATTCTAATTATTGGAAAAGCAGGAACTTTTGGTGCAATAGGTTTAGGATTAATCGCAGCAGTCATATTATCAATTGGATATAGTATAAAAATGGCTACTGAGGGTGTTGCTAAAATGATAACCGCTGTAACTGAATTAACTACTAGGGCAATTAATTTAGAGAATTTGAAATCAATTAAGACTGCCGTTGGAGAGATAGTTGATGCAATAAAATTAATTCCTGAAGATGCTTCATTTAATGCAAGAGTTAATACTCTAAAATCTATTAGTGAAATAAACAAAACTCAAACAGTTAATGAATTAATAAAAACAGGTAGTACAGTTAATGAACAAAGCTTAAAACCTGCCAAAGAATTTGTTGTTGCTGCTGAAAAATATTATATTGCACAAGCAAGTGCTAAATCAGTAGATCAGGATGCGTTGGTACAGGCAATAAATTCTTTAAGAAGCGATAAAAATAAAGCTACAGGTGAAAAATCTAAAGAACAGCCAGTTATTCTTAGAATAGAAAATGGACCAGATTTACGAGCATATGTTCTTGGTGGAAAGTTTGTAAATAATCCATAGGAGTTAAAAAATGAAACTTCCTCTTTCTTCTGGTGCTGCATACACAATAAAAATTTATTCTTTTTCTAATGGTGGTTATAGCGCTTCACAACCGCATATACAATTTCCTGCGTTTATAACTGATTTTAGTGATTCTTTTAAAAGTGAATGGAAAAAAGAAACAATTTATGGAAAAATGGATCCTATTTCTACTTTTAAAAATACTTCTAGAACAATTACATTGGCTTTTGAAATACCAAATTCTTCTATTAATGAAGCAGCTACTAATATGAAATATATAGATTATCTCATAAGAGGATTGTACCCTATATATAGTAATGGAGTAGCTGGTACGGCTATAATGACTTCTCCACCAATGTTTAGAATAAAATTTTCTAATTTAATTTCTAATGCCAAACAATCTGATGAAATTAATGATGATCAAACATTAAAATCTGGTTTATTATGTTATATGCAAGGATTTGATTTTAAACCTAAGATAGATAGCGGTTTTTTTATTGACGAAGATAGTGTGCTTTTTCCTAAGTTACTTTCTGTATCTATGACTCTAGACATAATTCACGAACATTCATTAGGAAATGAGATAGTTGATGGCAAACTAAGACCAAGAATAAATATAAATTCATTTCCACACAAATATCCCGATACTCCAAAAATTTCAGAAAGTGTTAGCTTAGATCAACTAGAAAAAGACCTTAAAGCGCTTGCAGAAGCTAAGCAGGTAGAAAATCAAGGCGAAGATCAACCTGAAGAAGCGAAAACAGATGTTGAAGAAGCAGGGGCGACAGCTGCTCAGTCCAAAGTTTGTAATGTGGCTGATTGGTAATAAAATATTTATGATAAACCGATACAGAAATAGAAGAATAGTTAACAACGACATGCCTCTTTATAAAAAGATGTTTAAAGAAAGAGGCATTAAATTTATTGATCAATATGCTAGTCCTAATTTTAGTTATGTAAATGCTAGTCAATATTCTAATTTAAATATAATACAACATGTTTGGAAAGAAGGCGATAAATATTATAAATTAGCAGAAAAATATTATGGTGATCCTCAAGATTGGTGGATAATAGCTAAATTTAATCAAAAACCAACTGAATCTCATATTCAATATGGTGATATAATAAAAGTACCAACACCAATAGAATTGGTTTTAGAATACATGTTAGGATAAGGGTAATAATATGGGATTAACATCTGGAAAATATGTAGAATTACAACAGAAATCTGCTCTTTTTTTAGAAGCTCTGGGGAAAAAAAAAGAAGATCCTTCACAACTACAAAATTTTTTACTAACAAATAATTTAACCGATGGACTAGAATTTGATGTAGCCGGTGGAGGAGAAAATGCTTATAAAATAGCATTAGATACGTTTCTTACTAAGTCTCTAGCTAAAGACCAAACACAAATAGATAGTGAAATTAAAAAACAATTACAACAGATTGTGGATGATTCTCTTGCAACATATGCACAAGCAGGCGGGGCGTTACCTAGTGCTCATGAAACTCAAGAAGCTATAAATCTAGCTCTTGGAGAAACTGGGGGAGGAACTTTATCTCCTACAGCAGCAGCTGGCGCAAAAGCTACTGTCGAACAAGCACTCGGCACAGCAAAAGAGCAAGTTGAGATAAAAGAAAACCCGGTTTTCTTTAAAGAAAACCGTCTTGGCGAGCAAGCGGCTTTAATTCTTACAATGAATGAATTAATAGCTTCTGTAGATAAAGGACTTAAAGTGCCTCAAGAAGAAGATAAAAAAATTAAAAATAAAAAATACAAAAATTTTACCGTTATAAGATACGAAAATCAAGATGACACTCCAACTGGACACTTTTTTTTAACTAATAATTTTACTAAAAATAATGACATGGAGTATTTTTTTAAAAAATTACCTCCTCAAGTACTTAGTCTCTTAATTCCTACAATAAGATTATATAAAACATTTTATCCTATTGCAAAACATTCTCAATCAGCAGGACAATTTTCAAAGGGATACGATTGGAGAATACCGTTTGATGATACTCCTGTTCCTTATGGTTCTGATACGAGTGAATTTGTTAAACATGAAAGACATAATATAGAACAAATTTTAAGTGGAAAAGGCACTTTTCATTCTGTTGGTATAAAATCTTTTAATTATGAATATAGGGGAACAGATCCATCAACTGTTAGTACAAATATTCATGCAACTTTAGAAATATTTTTTCAAAATCCTGCTGATTTAGTAAGAGAGATAAGTTTAAGTTTTGGTGATTCCCGTTTTTTAAAAATTCCCCCCGATGGAGATAAAGGAAAGTATCAAGATATTTCTTTTTCATATTCTGATTTAGTAAACCAAACATCTAGATATGTTGGAGATACTAATGATATTTTTAATGATAAATATTATAGAATAAAAGCTGAATGCGGCTATGCTAATGTAGATATTACAACTGTTAAAGATGTATTATCTAATTCTGGTTATAATGATAAACAAATACAGTCTGTTATAAAAGCAATTAGCTCTTCCAGAGTTGTTTTAAGTCTTGCTCCATATTCACACGATATAACTTTTAATGAAGAAGGAACAGTTAATTTAAAAATTAATTACAATGCTCATTTAGATATTGCTTTGTCATCTCCTGATGCTGATTTGTTTGCCATTAATAATGAAGGAAAAAATTTAAGATTATTAAATAAGTTATTTAAACAGTTTTTATCTGAAAAGAAAAAAGCTATTGATGAAAAAGCGGAACAAGAAAAAGAAGAATGTAAATCTGAAGAAGAAATAAAAAAAGATATTGAAGAATTTAAAAAACAATACAAATCTTTAAAACTTACAGGACTTGAAAGCAAGTCTGAAGAAGAATTACAAGAAATGTTAAGATTAGCCAGAAAAAGTATTTACAATGGTATATTTAATTTTTTAACTGGTATTGAAACTTTGCCAACGAACAAAAAACAAGATTATAAACCAAAAATTTATATTGGAATGTATAAACCAGAAATTTTAGGCGTTAAATCAAAAGATGATTCTAATTCATCGGCTATAAAACAAAGAATCTTAAATAAAGACAACTCTTTATATGGAGTAGAAGAATTATTTAATGATAAAGAAATAGAAACTTTAATAATGGAACCTCCAACTGGAGATGATAAATCTTTTTTTGATTCTTTGTTCCCGACTACTACAGTAAAAAAACCTCCAGATGATCTAGCTTCCATCGGTATAGAATCGTTAGATAAGAGAATGGAAAAATACCAAGAAGATAAACCAGTTTATAGAATAAAATTTGTTTTTCTTGGTGATTTACTAGATATTGCCTTAGAGTGCTTAAATAACATAAGTCCAATAGAAGATGCCCCTAAAATAGTTGTAGGCAATATACCATTTTCCATACCAACCAAAATAACTGAAGATAAAGAAACAAAAGTATTTTTGTCTGAAATGAAACAGATAAATCCAAATCTCGCTGATATACCAATTTCTTTAACTTTATTACAAGAATTTTTAATTGAAAATATGGTTAGACCAAATTTAGAGCGTTATCCTGTAATACAATTTATTAAAGACGTAGTTAATAAATTAATATATCCCGCTATTGGTCCTTCCGTGTTTGGTAAACAAGCTGGTATAAATGCTTCAATTAAATTTTCTACCTCTTCTTTTACATTTGATGCAATAGACGGAAATGATCCTATAACTGGTGAAGAAGCCGAAAAAAGAAACTGGATGCCAATAATAAATGAAAAAACTTTATCTAGACTTGAAGGTATGAAAAAAGGTAATGGAGTTAAATCTGGTAAAGTGGACGAATCAAAAGATAAAAGCGGAAAAGCACCACATAAAATGTTAAACTATTTAAATTATTTATTTATTGTTTGCACAAGTAAATTCCCTAAAAATTTAATAGGTGATGAATCCGACGACCTTAAAAAAGGAGTATTTCATTTTAGAATGGGTGTTGAATCAGGAATTATTAAAAGAATTAATTTTGAAAAAATGACTGCTCCTTATCAAAGAGAAATGATAGCTAGAAGAGAGGGCGATGCAAAAGGTACTACAATAAAACAATATTATAATTCTAATATAGAAATGTATGGTAATAATATATTCAGACCCGGAGACTTTATCTATATTCATCCAAATTATATGTTTAATAATCAATATATAGTTTTACAAGATAAATTGGGAGTTGGAGGATATTATTTGGTAATTAACGTTAAGACAGATATAAACGAAACATCCTTTGTTACAAAGTTAAAATGCTCTTTCCAAGGACAAGTTATAAAGCAATCAACGAAGCAGGGCGATGAACAAAAAGTTAAAAATATAGTTAAACCAATTAATGCTTGCTAGAGAAAATATATGGCTAAAGATAATTTAAAAGAATTAAAAAATATATTTCAATCAGAAAAAGCTTTTGAGTCTGATTCAATTATACAAATTCCTAAAGGTAAAAATTCTGTTCCAAATATTAAAGATTTATTTTTTCATAGACAATATTATAGTGAAATAATTATTCCATATGTAAATTATAGCAATAATGATAATGTGCCTTTTGGAGATTTATTGACTATAGATGCATTTCATGGTTTAAACAATAATAATAAAGATGCCATATTATTAGATGAAACTTTTTTAAAACAAATTCCTACTGCTAATGACGGAAATGCAAGAGTAATTGATTTTGTTGCAGATGCTTTTAATGACATGAATGCGTATCTGGCAACAGCCGCTATGTTAGGAAAAATTTCAAGAAATAGTCCTTTTTTTAATTTAAAAGCTCATAAATATTATGTAGATCCAAATGTTTATATAAAAAATAATCAGTCTTTTTTAGGTTCAGAATTTGATAGATATGTTAATTCAAATCAAAGCGTTAATTCTTCTATAAAAAATTCACATGATTTTAATAAAAAATTTATTCAATTTCTTAAAAAACAAATTAATAATAATTTTCCAGTAACTAAAACTTCATTAGTTTATTCAACTAATTTTTCTAGTTTTGTTAGTGGTCTAATAATAGATATTGCTAAAGATAAAGCAGATGATGATAGCGTAAAATATAACAAATATTTTAATGATCCAAATTTTTCTACTTTTGCTGATGCATGTAAAAGATTTGGTTTCATGATAGATGTTAATGTTCCGTGGAGAATAATAGCAGATATAAATTCTCCTGCTATGAAGGGTAATAATGCTGGTCACGTTGGTTATATGTTAAGGTATAATATTAAAAATAGCAGTGATTTATATAATTTTAGATATAAAACAGTTTTTATGTCAGAAATAAATTATTTAAAAGATATGTTTTGGAAAATATATTATGTTATAGCATATAATAATCCATATTTTATGCCTGATTATAAACAGCTACAGCCATGTGACATAAATTATAGTGTTTATAATAGAAGAGAAATGGTGGAAAGAGAGAAATATTATAAAACTTTTAATGATAGTTACTGGTTAAGATTATATGCTTATTTAAGAAATTATGAAACAGGTACTTCTCTAAGACAACAACAGTTTGATAACTTAGTAAGAGAAGCAGATAATTATTTAAAAGTCGGAAGGTATTTTTCTGCTTTAAAATATATAAATGATTATTTCAAAGAAAATGATAAACAAAATGTAATTTTTGCTTTACAACAAAATATAGAAGTAGTAAAAGAGATAGCTAGCTCAAAAACGGTACCTGATTTAATCTTTTAGAGGATATCTTGCTATTTCAAACTCTTGACGATAAAAATGAATGCGTGGGATTTTACACAGATAACAAGTTACAGTTTCACCAACCACTTCCTGACAACTTAGACAAAACATGGTCTTATTCTGCTTTCCTAAAAGGCAAGAATATCGATTATGCACAGCTATATTGTGACGGTAAAACTCTTGATGATGTTTGCCCTGAATACTTAAAGGAAGATTGGGCTGCAATAAATAAAAAGCTAAAGAGCATTATTGCCTCATGCATCGAATCAAAAGTATCATTAAGAGAAAACTGTTTCTTTGATTTGACTCCGCAACGTTTTCTTATTGAATATTGTCATCTACGGAATCAAATTAGCGAGCATGTATTTCAGAATTATACAAAACCTGCACAATATGATTTCTATAAGCGATTTACAGAATTACTTGTAGATATCAAGAATCGTGATTTGAACATTAAGCTAGAGAGCATCCAGAATAAGCTTTGGAAAGATGGTGCAATGAATTTCTACCGTAAAGTCGCAAACGGTAAAAACAATATTTCCTATAATATGTCTTCCAGCATAACTGGTAGATTGACGGTTAATAAAAGCTCATTTCCTATATTGACTTTCCCAAAACAATATCGTAGTATTCTTCAACCACAAAATGATTGGTTTATAGTGTTTGATATGAATGCTGCCGAATTACGCACAGCTTTGGCTTTAAACGGGCGAAGCCAACCAGAAGGCGACTTACATGGTTGGAGTGCAGAAAACGTTTTTAAAGGGCAACTAGACCGTTCTAAAGCAAAGGAAACGGCAACTGCTTGGTTGTACAACTCGCATTCTCCGCTTTCCATACAATATGATGCGGAATTAGCACAGCTTTATGATAAGCGGGCATTACTAAACAAATATTGGATTGATGGATATGTTGAAACGCCATATGGTCGCAAAATGCAAGCTGACGAGCATCACGCAATATCATACCTAAATCAATCTACGTTTATTGATATGTTCCATCGACAGATTATTAAGGTTGATGATTATCTTCGTGGCAAGAAAAGCTTTGTATCATTTATGGTTCACGATGAATTTGTTTTGGACGTAACAAATGATGAAAAAAATGATATAGTCGAGATAATTAAGATACTGCAAAGCACACCATATGGTAAATTTCCTGTAAACGTAAAAGCAGGAAAAAATTATGGTGAATTAAAAAAGCTAAATTTAAAGGTAGAATAATGCAAACAGTTATTTGTCTTGGTCCAAAAGCATGTGATATTGGTGAATTATTTGAGAATAACGAAAGTTACCAAGTTAAGCTAATTGATAAAGAAATTGAGGGTGAAAATTGCTTTAGTTTGGCCAAGCAAAAAAGCCCAGAAGATTATGAAAAAAACGTTCCAGATATGAGCGCTTTTCTCAATGATGTTTGCAACGAAATACTATTTATTACAACAGGCGAATGTGATGTTTTAAGTTGCTCTTTGAAAATACTACAGCAGATAAAAAATAAAGATATTACAATTATTTATTTAAGACCAAATAGCGATTTTCTTGGTAGACAGGGTATATTACAAGACCGTATGGCTTTTAATATATTTCAAGAATATACACGTTCTGGTTTATTTAAAAGATTGTTTCTTGTTAATGAAGAAAATGTAGAACAACATCTTTTAAATGAAATGCCCATAACTGAAATTTATGAGGCATACCTAAAAATGATATATAACTTTGTTCTTAATTTAAGCAGCGTTCAAGGTGAGCCGCTAATTAATCATTTTTCGGAACCAAAAGAAATCAGCAGAATTTGTACATTTGCATTTTATGATTTACATACTGACAACGAAGCAAATATGTACAATTTTAATTTAGTAGATGATAAGGTTTATCATTTCTTTTTAACCGAAGAAACATTGAATACAAATAAGAAAATAATGCGGGAAATAAAAGATAAATTAAGAAACAAAGCAGTTGACAACACAAAAATTTCCTATACTATCTACAAGACATCGGGAGATACCGATTATTGCTTTACGGTTTATTATAGTAAGGCAATCCAACAATAGGTGATTAATGAAAAGCTATCGTGCTTCTTATACAAAAAAGAATGGCGATGTAAGAAATATTCATTTTGCAAAATTAAATGACTTGCCAAGTGAGTTTGTAAGCGGTAAGATTAAGGGTAGTAAACAGCGGCATAATTTAGATGAAGGCATGGAATTAGTTTGGGATCTAGATGCAAGCGGATTCCGAATCTTTAACTGGAAAACAGTTGAAGGAGCAGTAAAAGAAGAAGATGTAAACTTTGTACTTTAACTGTGGCACACACCGTGTTACAGTTCATAACAGTTGGCGGGAGATTTACCGACCAACAAGGAGAAACACACATGGGTATCGACGTAAAAAAAATGAAAGCAAAGCTTCAAGCACTACAAAATAAAGGCGGTTCTGGCAGCAAGACACTTTTCTGGAGTCCAAAGGAAGGTCAAAATTATTCACTCCGTATTGTTCCAACACCAGACGGTGATCCGTTTAAGGAGTATTGGTTCCATTACGAATTAGGCACACAAGGTGGCTTCCTTTGTCCAAAGAAGAACTTTGGCGATCAATGTGCAGCATGTGATTTTGCCAGCAAGCTCTATAAGGAAAAGGACGAAGAATCTGCAAAGATGGCTAAGAAGTTCCTTCCCCGTCAGCGTTTCTTCTCTCCTGTGCTTGTACGTGGCGAAGAGAAGGAAGGTTTAAAGGTTTGGGGTTATGGCAAAAATGCTTATCAAGACCTTATCAACCTTGTTCTCAACCCTGATTACGGAGATATCACCGACCCAGAAGCTGGAACTGATTTGTCTATTCACTCCGCTAAGGCTCCGGGTCAATCTTTCCCAACTACAAAGATTACGCCCGCTCGTAAGACCAGTAAGCTTTGTCAAGGAACAGATGTAGAGTGCAAAGAATTGCTTGAGACTCTTCCTGATTTCGACAAGCTCCACACACGCAAGACTTCACAAGAAGTGTCAACCATTCTTGACGAGTACCTTGCCAGCGCAGATAATGACGCTGATGCCGAAGCTTCTTCAAGCGAAACAAAGAAATTTGCTGCCGCTACCCCAGTCAAGAATTCATCTGCGGTTGATAAAGCCTTTCAAGAGCTTCTTGATGCTTAACAAAGGTATGAGAGTATAGTATAAAGAAGGGAACAGGATAAAACTTGTTCCCTTCTTCCTTTTTGGAGATAACATGTCAATGTCAAAAAATAAAAATAAAGAATCTGCTGGTAAAGTATCTATTGGACAATTACGTGATTTATTAAATAAGAAAAGTGGTCGTGAAGTAGCATATGATTTACAAGACGATAATCCAACAGAAGTTACAGATTGGATTCCAACTGGTTCACGTTGGCTTGATTCAATTATCTGCCGTGGAAAGCTTGCAGGTATTCCAGTAGGAAAGATTAGCGAATTAGCTGGTCTTGAAGGTAGCGGTAAATCCTATATGGCAGCACAGATAGCTGCTAATGCACAAAAGATGGGAATTGATGTTATTTACTTTGATTCCGAAAGTGCTATTGACCCTGAATTCATGAAGAAAGCGGGGTGTGATATGTCAAGAATTCTTTATGTTCAGGCTGAAAATGTAGAATATGTTTTGGAAAGCATTGAAGACCTATTAAAGAATAATCAAAACCGTATGTTATTTGTATGGGATTCTATGGCATTAACTCCAAGCAAGACTGATTTAGAAGGTGATTTTGACCCACAATCTTCTATGGCAGTTAAGCCACGTATTCTTGCAAAGGGTTTATCAAAACTTATTCTACCTATTGCCAATAGTCAAAGCACACTTCTTGTTCTTAACCAACTAAAGACAAACCTACAGGTTCAGAACATCAAGTATGCTACCGATAGCGAACGCTATACCACTCCCGGTGGTAAGGCATTATCATATGCCTATAGCCTCCGCATTTGGCTTACAGGACGTAAAGCCAAGGATAGTTATGTTCTTGACGAACGTGGCTATAAAGTCGGTAGCGAGGTCAAGGCAAGGCTTGAGAAGTCCCGCTTTGGAACTGCTGGTCGTGAATGCCTATTCAAGATAATGTGGGGTGGGGCAATTGGTGTTCTTGATAATGAAAGCATCTTTGAAGCAATCAAACCATTTATTAAACAAACAGGTGCTTGGTATGAAATTGAAATTGACGGACAATCAAAAAAATTCCAGCAAAGCTCTTGGGAAGATTTAATGAAGGAAGATGCATTCAAAAAAGGTGTTCTTGATATCATGGATCGGGAAGTTGTAGTTAAATTTGATACCCGTGAAGGTGATGCAAAGAACTTCTATAATATTGAAGGTGAAGAACAAGGCGAACAATTAAATTAATAAAATAGTTGTTGCTGATAGAGCCGCACTAGTGTAATCTAATACTAGTGCGGTTTTCTATTTGGAGAAATCATGTCCCTATCTGTTTGTTGCCAATGGCTAGAAACTAAGAAGAAACGTAATGGCACAGTTTATACAGAAAACATTATTAACGAAAAGAGTTTGCAGTTAGGTGCTTATCGTGCAGGAAAATATAGCGAACAACGTATTAAAGATACTTATCATAATAACGTTGATGAGCATATTCGTTTCTTTCCAAAGTTGATTGAGAATAATATCAAATCATTCCGTATTTCCAGTTCACTATTTCCCCTATATGAATTTGCGGGCGACTTGGCAAGGAACGACCAGAAACTTATAAATAAATTGGCTTATCTAGGTGGTTTGTTTTTCAAGCACGGTATTCGTGTAACTACGCATCCCGGCCAATTTACAATCATCAATAGCAACGCAGACAGAATTATAGAAAACAGCATTCGTGAGTTAGCATACCATGCGTGGATATTTGATATGATGGGTTTTGACCAAACACCTTATTATGCTATCAATATTCATGGCGGTAAACGTGGCAATATGCAGAAGCTTATTGAAGTAACACAAACGTTACCATCAAATATTAAAAACCGTCTTACATTTGAGAATGATGAAAGGTGTTTCAATGTTAAACAATTACTTGAAGTACATGAAAAAACAGGAGTTCCTGTTGTTCTTGATAGTCATCACCATTCTTTCGGAACTGGCGATTTATCTCTCATAGATGCATTTTATGAAACGCTAAAAACATGGCGCAAGATAAAGCCTTTGCAACATCTTTCTAATACTGAACCAAGCAAAATGAATGGCTCTTTTAGTGACCGTCGTAGTCATTCAAATTATATTCATTATGTTCCCGATATTCAGTTAGCGGCTATGAAAGATAATCTTATTGATGTCGATGTTGAGGCTAAAATGAAAAATCTTGCTCTAATTAAAATGAGACAAGATTATGGCATCCAAACGTAGAGGTAAATTTAAACCAAAAGTTGGTCAATTAGTTGCTTGGCCAATGACATATACGCTTTCTGCTGAACCAATTGAATATTTGGGGTTAATAACTCATATATTTCCAGATGGATTGGTGGAAGTATCATTTTTAAAAAATAATTGGATTATTACTTTACAGCTAAAACATTTAAAATTATTAAATGATGTTGAAACTACAGAATAGTATGGTAGTATGTATTTGTAGTTCCAACCAAGGAGAAGGACATGGATACCGATGCGACGACGAGCTATGTGAAGAAGCACAACGATATTGAAGATATTCACATTCCACGATTTGAAGCATCAAAGAAGGTTCGGAGGTATCTTCCAGCTGGCTAAAAAGCTCGCTGTTAGCTCTACGTATGGTAATTTTAGACATGGTGCGGTTGTTGTGCGTGGCGGTGCCATTATTGGCTTGGGCATCAATTCAGAGCGGTATTGTTCAGTTGGAAAGAATTATCGTCCCGAAGAAAAAGGAAACGCAACGTACCATGCGGAAATCAAGGCGCTCTTAAATATTCCTCGTCACGTTACAAAAGGTTCTGTTATGTATGTTGCTCGCTGCTCAAAGAATGGTGATGAAAATCGTATGAGCAAACCATGCAATATGTGCCATGCAGTAATGGAAGAGCGGGGCATCAGCAAGGTCTTTTATACGGTTGATAATGAGATTGTTGGAACTTATAAGTTCTGAGGACAAAATGGCTAAACGTAATGAATTTCTACTAGAAGTATTAATGCAAGCTTTTGATGCCGTTGAGGGAGTATATTCTAATATTCCACAATGTTGTATTATTCCATATATGCACGGCAGACATGGTGAAAGAATAAGAGCAGAGATTGCTAAAAAGAAAAATAAGAAACAACTTCTTAAGAATCTAGAAGCTTTTAATTATATTCCATGCGACGATTGTTTAAAAAATAAGCGTGTATCTAAATTAAAACATAATGGTGTCAGTAGTGAAGGTAGAGTTCTATTTGCACTCATAGAAACATTTGCTGGTAAAAAGCATTTAGGGGATGATGAATATTATGACAATTAGTTTACATTTTATGAAGTATATTTCTAATCTTGAAAGCGAAAATGATTTTCTTAAAACTCAAATAAAAGTCATGACAGACGATTTAGCTAATTTGCGTAAAGAGGTTGAGTCTTTAACACTTGAGTTATTAACGGTACAAGGACAATGTATTGAAGAGCATCATTGGAAAGGAAATTGTCCGAATGAGCAACGATAAGAAACGTGTATTGGTTATTGACGGCAATAATCTTTATATCCGCAATTATGTTATGAATCCTGCTGTATCTACCAAGGGTGATCCTATTGGTGGAATATATGGAACTATTAAAAGCCTACAAAAGCTTTGTCGTGAGATAAAGCCTAATCGTG